ATGGAGCGTTATAAGCGACATTAAAGCACGGCGAACTAAAGAAATCCTAAATTACAATTATCCTAATATAACAATTAAGGGTAAAGGGGGGAGTAAACGCGATAAAAACAAGAAAAGACGAAAAAGAATCTTTTCAAATGTTTATCGAGAATACAATCACATATAATACTATAAAAGAAAAAGCTTTTATAGACGTATATGCAACTTACATCAAATATATAAATATATAAACAAGTATTATAGATGTAAAGAAATACTAAATCCTACCTATATTATGACCTAAAGCTAAGGTTAAGAAGGAGGACTGAAACACGAACCAAAGAAGGACCAACTCCAGGCGACATCGGCGGGATGCAACGGCTAGTACCAACTAAGGCGAGCAAGGTGTTTCTAAAGGTGTGCAGACATACCAGCGGGGGACAACGCATTACGGTGACCGGATTGCGGCACGAAGCACTTACACACGTTGTACGAACCGATATGACTCAGGAACACACAGGTGAGGTAACCGACAAAGAGAATGCCTAGGCGATATACAATGAAAGAACGGTCCATCGAAGAACTCACATTCGATCAAAGCTTTACACTTCGGGGTAATCTCTAACGAAGGTATTAAGACACAAGATGACAAGCGGTCCATCGAAGAACTCACACCTGACAATCAAGTGAATATGAAAACGGGATCACGAGACGACAGCACTGAAGCACGAAGTCAAGTTTCCAAACAAGCTAACAATAGTGCCGGCAAAGGTGAACACTACTCACCAACAGCGCAACGAAGTGCTGATCCGATTCTTGAGCTACGTTTTAAAGGTGAATGTTATGGACACGTAAGTTAAACAGTTCTAAATAAAAGGACAGAAAGACCTAAATTAAAGATACACGTAAACAAACAATATACATAAAGTCGAACGAACTACAGGGCCAAAAGATCCAGTGGCTCGAAGACCGCTTCATAACGTCTCGATCCCCACAAAGTTCAGAAAGAGGATAGATTTACTGGGCTTTTAACTCCACAGTAGGATTCTAAAAATCCTGAGACTATTAAGATGTACACAAACGACGTCACAAGACGACACAAACAAAGATAGGAAAGTTTTGCACCCATAAGCTTAAGGCCCATGTGCAACCTAGGATCACCTAGGGGGTTCCGGATCACATCCGTCTAGTCGGGGTTGTCAAATATCACAGTGATGGGTTGTCACTGAGTTGACGAGAGGTTACAAAACGCACAAACACATCAGAATAAAGGTGTGGCACAAGGTAAAGCTTCGAAGTAGAGGTCTCAACTCTACATTGGGTTCGAACTTGATTCAACGAAGAAATCCATTCAATCCCAGCGTTAACCACATCGCTATTT